AATCGGTCGCTGTAGGCATTTGCCACGAAAACGGTGTTGTCGGGTTTGTCATGTTGTCTCCTCGTTAAGTGATAATTGTTGCACGTGCCCAGTCAAGCGTTGGCGACACGCCCGACCAAGTAAAGCTCGGTGAGATTTGATACCACTCTAAAGCCTGCAACGAATATGCAACAGGCGAAATGTTAAGGGTGATTGAAAGTTGATTGTATGAAGCTTGAAATGACCAACCCTCGACAAAGCCTTGGAATATGCCGCCCATATTGGCAGGCAGGTCGTTGATCGCTACTGCCTCACCCATGAAGCAGTTGAGCAGGTTGTCTCGATCACCATCGTCCAATTCAGGATTTGTCAGGTCAAAGGTAATATCGCTAAAAATAGCCTGTGGCGTTTTGCGTAGGTTCAAATAACGGTTTGCCTGAGTAGTCGCATCGGCTGAATCATGTAAGGTCGTTTGTATGATTTGTGAAAGCGTGCCGTATTGCAAAATCGAATCTGCATCGCTCGCGCTAACTGACGCGCTACTGCTCGCACCGTATGTGATTGTCACGTTATTGCGGACGTCACCTGCTCTGGTCTGTACAAGCAAACCTGAACCGCGTGCTTGATTAGCTGTCAATTGCACATAGCCATTTGTTGTTAGATATTGCGTGCGGTGTGTTGCATCGGCGTATGAAATGCGACCTTGCGCGTCCTCGTAAATGTATCCAAAACCTGAGGTCGCAAGTGCTGAAACCAACGAATAAACATCTGTGCGGCTTGACCCACGAGCTGCCAATTCAAAATCACCAGGTTGATCAATCTCACCCAAGCCAACGTTTTCAGCTGTTGCCCATGTAACTGTCGGGTCATAATCTTGCCATTGCTCGCTGGCTGGTACTTCTGACCAATTGTTCAAAACGACTTCACTTAAAATCTCATAAATTTGATCGCCGTCAAAATCCTTTGAAAGTACGCCATTAGTTAAAGACTTTGACAAACGAGACAACGCACCAAGTGCTGTGATTGTATATGTCTGAGTAAACATGACACTGCCCACGTCCCGCACCTCGATGCCAATATCAACAACCGTGCCACCAAAAATCGGCACATAAACACCAGCTGTGTCTTTGACCTGAACGCTGACGCTGCTATTGATGTCAACAGGAATTGTTGACTGATCAAGGTCGATCAGCTGCAGGTTGACGTAGCCTGCTTGCGCCTGCTCGTAGATATTTGTTCGACCAGAAGTGATTGACAGGTTAGCCAAAATTGCGCTGGTGTATGCCACGCCGTCGATCTCGACCAGCCAGATTGGCGACCACTGCGTCATGCTAGTTGCAGGTTAGATGCGCCGCCTGTGCCGCGATAGTAGCTGTTGTTAAGCGTGTCAACGATTGTGCGTGCTGTGCCTTCTCTGTCGATCGCGCCGGTCACTGTCAGGTTGATTGTAGTGCCCATGCTTTCGGCTTCTGCTTTTCGAAAACTGCCGACGTTAAAGTTTGAGGGTATGCTTGCACTAGCTGTTGCCGCACTAGCTGCAACGCTTGCTGCTTTAGTAATGCCAGATGTGCTGCCACCAGTTGACCCTGTAGTTGGTGCTGAAATTGTGGGAATTTTTGGCATGCTGGTTGAAACTGTTGGTGTTTTTATTGTTGGGACACTGACCGTCGGCGTCGAAATCTTTGACACGTTTGGCAAAAATGGTATTGCGTTGTATGCACTGATTAATGCGTTAATACCTGCCACCGCACCTGAGATCAAACCATTGAGAATTTTTACTACACCAGCAATGACGTCAATAACGCCGCCTGCAATCTTGCCTGCGATCTGTAACGCGCCACCCAATACCGTGCCGATAACTGGTGCGACGTATGTGGCAATGAGTTTGCCAAAGGTTGTAAAGGTTTCAAGGTTGTCACCAATTGCATCTTTGACATAACCAAATGCTTTGACCATGCCATTGATGATTGGTGTGAATGTGTTGACAATTACGTTGCCAACGGTTGTAATGTAACCGCCAAGTCCGTTGCCCTTCAAACTGAACGCATCTGAAAAGGCATTGATTACTGGCAACGCATTTTTGTTGATGAAGTTGATTACGTTTTCCAAAATTGGCAATAACGCAAAACCGATTGTCTCTTTAGCTTCGTCAAATGCAACCTGCATGCGCGCAATGCGCCCTGAATAGGTGTCAGCGTTTGCCGCAGCTGCGCCACCAAACAAATCTGATAGCTTGCTTTGTACTTCCTCGAATGACATTGTTTTAAGTTCGGCAGCTGATAAGCCAATGCCTAGCTTGCCCAAAGCTGCTGTGTTACCGTCAAAACCACGACTCAATGCGGCTGCAACGGTTTCCAGCGGCTTGCCCGTCGCCGCACTTATGTCTAAGGCTTGGGCAAGTAGTTGCTGTGCCTTTTCGGTGTCTCCAGTTGATCTAACCAAACGACCTAAGGCTGGGCGCAGCTGATCGTCCGCCACGCCTGTTGCCAATGACATTTGCAAGATTGATTGTTCGGTTGCTTTGATCTGTGCCTGTGTTGCCCCTGTGGCGTTTTCCAAAGCCAGTGCCAGCTGTGTCTGTGCCTTCTCGTCCTCGATCGCCGCTTTGACGCCTTCAACGCCAATTTTGATTGCGTAAGCACCAGCAGCAGCGGCGGCAGCTGCAAAAGCTGCGCCAACCATTTTGCCAACCTTGCCCATTTTGTCGCCAAAAGTATCAACGTCTTTGCTAGCAGATTTCAGCGATTTGTTGAGATTATCAACGTCGCCAAGAATCGAAAGTTTAAGAGTACGACTGCCTGCCATTAGCCGTACCTCTTAGCTATCTTTGAAAACGATTGTTCCCATTGTTTGATGATCTCAGGTTGTACAGCTCTCAATGTTGGATAGATAAACCAACCGCGAGAACCGCGACCCTCACGACCTGACCAGACTGGAAATTGTTTGTATTTGTTTGAACCAAATTCAACGCCGCCCCAAACCTGTTGTGTGGTCGCGCCGCCGCTTAATTTTTGGCTTGCATAACCAAAACTAATCTCACCGATCTTTGATGACTTAGATACTTTTGAACCGTCAGCCACACGATTATCGATGCGATTGCGCGTCTTTGTACTAGCTGCAGATTTAATCTTTCCCTGCACGTACGTTGCCAGTTTTGACGTTGCCTCTTTGGCTTGGTCTGTCGCTTCGTCGTCCATTGCCTTAAAAGATTTAAGGATTGCGCGCAGCTCAGCCTTGTCATAGCTGATTGCATCTTTAGCCATTTGCGCGCCTTTCCAAAATTTCAATGACCGTAAGTATGTCCTCGGCTGTCTCAAAAGCATCTGGGTGTAACCCTGTTGCCAAGGCTACTTCCCAGACTATTCTGCTAAGGCTTCCGACTGCGTGGCTTTTGGGTTTGCCTCACCGACAATGACCTCTGAGATCGTCTCAGTCCATGCCTCAATCGGCTTGACAGGCTTTCCAGCTGCTTCACGTTTCATGGCGTGATAGGCAAGAAATACAAGATCAGAAATGCCGATCTTTTCCTGTGCCTGTGCAATTGTGTTACCTGTCTGCTTTTCCCACTTAACCCACTCAGGCGGCGCAGCTGTGTACGTGATCTGCGTGCCGTCGTTATATTCGATTGTGATTGGTAGTTTCATTTTGTCTCCCGATTAGTAGTTTTTAGCTGAATGTTTCGGTTGGTGTACCGACAACAATAAATGATAGGTCAACGGTCTGTGCATCTGGTGCTGCCCCGCCGACTGCTGGAAATACTGGCATGACGTTAAATGCAAACACTGCACCAGTTACCGCAGTCAATGAAACTGCCAAAACCGTGTTTGGTGATGTTTCGCATGCTGTCCAAAGTGCTTCGCATAGTGATGAAGCTGCGCCCCAGTCTGCAAGCATGGAAACATCGAAAGTCCACTGATCGTCAATGTGCTTGTAAGCCTTGCCGTCAAGTGTTTGATATGTCTCGACGGTTGGACTGTTCGCAAGTACTGCGCTGGTCGCCTGTGCGTCGTAGTTAACTGTTGCAATGGTCACGACTAAATCGCGACCAGTGATGATTGTCGTTGGCATTTTGTCTCCTAGGTAGTTTGTGTGTAATAAGTCGAAACGTTTATGTCAGCAACCAGCATTGGACTTTGTCCTACTTCCAACACTGTCGGCTTTTCAATAACGCCAACGACGTATCCTGCTGGCATTGCAGCAAGAATTCCGATGATGAGCTGTTCCAGATTGTCCAGTGAGCCAGCATTGCTGTTGCTCGCGACAATGGCTGTGATTGCAAAATTAAGTTTGACCTGTGTTTTTGATTTGCCGATCAGCACGACTTCCATGTATGGACTGTCTGGTACGACGACAATGGCAGGCGGAATTGGTGACTCAGGCACGCTTGGATACACGTTGGCAGATAGCGCGCTAAATGCTGTCGCTAAGGCTGATCGTGTCTCGGCAATTGTATTGGCTGGCATTTATTGACAAACCGTTTCGGCGTCAAGGTAAGGCATAAGTAATGTGGACACCCTATTGGTGAGACTTCTACCCATACGATATGGCGAGCTTGTAAAATCCACGCCTTCGATCTGTCCACCAGCTGCAACACGTGATTGAAAAACCTCAACGCTTACAGCCAAAATTGCTGACTCGATTGCTGGTGTAGCTGCATAAATGTTAGCTGCTGAATAACCTGACAATGTCGCTTTGCCGTTTGGCACTATTGGTCGCATTGTGACGTCAGCATTTGTAAGTGCCGCCGTGAAGTAATAAGGCGCACTGTCGACGACTGTAAAGGTTGCGCTAAATGGTGCAGGTAATCCTGTGACAATAATTGATTGACCAGTGACAAAGTAATGCTCACGGATTGTGAAAAATGTTGCAACGTTATCTTTGAGCTTGTAAGCCTCAACGCCTGAGACGTTTGCGACCAGCATTGGCAAAATGACGTCCTCGCTGGTGTTAATGATCTCGTCTAAATAACTGTCGCTATAAAGTGAAACGGACACGCCAAGCACCGTGCGCAATTGACTTGCTGTAACAATGGCTGGCATGTCCGTTTCCTTTCGACTGCTGCGGC